TAGAAATGGCGATGGAGCCATTAGATTGGGGACCACTTGGAAAATATGTACGATTCTTTTTTGATATTCCCACGATGGTTAAACACATGGCAATGATAACGGCTGCATGTCTCGCATACTATATCGTACGTCAATTATTGAGATGGATAAAAATGATAGGTTAGGTGAAAAAATATGGCGATTACAATGTATACCGGATTTGTTGGATCAGGAAAATCTTATGCAGCCACTGCATTAGGTTGTAATGTTGCTGACGCCCGTCTAGGTACTAGATGGGTTGTCGCCAACTTTCCGATAAAACCTAAAAAGTTGATGTCTGTACTTGCTTTCAAAAAACAGTTTCCGTTTGTTTATATGAAAAAACGATTCAATGATCCACGATGGATTTTCAGGGATAACGAAGAATTGACTGTGAAATTTCTCGTGCAAGAATCGATTAAAAGAGGTTGGAAAGGTAATGAAGGAAGCGCGCTACTTATCTTTGATGAAGCGTCGATACCTTTTAATAGCAGGGAATGGCAACATAAAAAGCATGGGGAAAGTCGTATGGACTGGATTAAATTTTTAAGTCAGTCTCGGAAATTTGGTTACGACATAATTTTTATTACTCAAGATGGTCGTATGTTGGACAGACAGATCCGGAGTCTCTGCGAATTTGAACGAGTTCACCGTAAGTTGAACAGTTATGGACTATTCAAGATTTTACCTAGGTTTTTTACAGTCTTTGCAGGTATCCAGTATTGGAACGGAATGAAATATACAAAGGGTTCTTTACATCTAACGGTCTATAGTAAATCAGTTGCAGATAGATATGATACTACTGCTCTTTTCGACTACGAAGCACCGGAAGATGACTTGGAAGCGAAATACGAAGCGTAACGGAAGCGCAGGGGGGAAGGGGGTTCCTGCGCCAGCAGGGGGTTCCCTAGCCACGCGAACCGGAACGCACGGATCCGAAACCAAACATAACCGGAGGTCGAATCGAATGAGTTTAGTATTTTTCTTTTGCTTATGGATTTTATTGATCGTGAGTTATCTAAGTGCTCGATTATTCTTTACACCAGTACATGGTGACGCTAGATCTGTACTAGGTTTTAATCTCTTTAGTCCTTCAGCCTTTCCACTCAAGGGTAGAGGCAATGGGCGGGGTGTGGGGCTGGCCCCACTACCACTATCAAAAATTTTAGAGGTACTAGATAAAGATTCTACTCAAACGTTTTTTTCGGGACATACTAAGAAATCCAAGCGAGTTATTTAACTTTGTCCCTCAAGGTGCGTCGGCTTGGTACAACGGACGTACCCGAAAAAAAATAGAATTGTCAGGGAAAAAGGTGGAGATTTTTTAGGGTAGTTTCTA